TTGTTCCCGATCTTCTTCCCGGCCAGCTGCCCCGAGTCGATAAGACGGTAGACAGTTCTCGGTGAGGTGATTAGTAGATCGGCCGCCTGTCTGGCTGTCAGTGTTTTTGCCTCAACCATGCATTTCCTCCAGGCAAAAAGAAGCCGCCCGTAGGCGGCAATAACATCAAGGGATGTGAGGTGGCGCTTTCGCACCCAATAGCCAGCTCATAACTGGCTATCAGTTGCGTCAGTCGTCTTCATCTTCGTCCCAGTCCCCGTCGTAATATGGTGATGCGAGAAGTGGGTTTGTTGCTGAGAGAATCTCTCCGGCGGCGCCCTGCCGCTGAAGTCGACGAAGTGCTTCGTATAGCTCAAAGGCCTCGGTTCGCTCGTCACCTATATCGAGGGCGCATGCAACCTTGTGCGCCTCGGTGACCAGGGTTGATAGCTGGTTTCGGATGTCCTGAATGGTGCTCATAGTTCTCCTTACGCCGCGCAATGGGCACGCAGCTTCTTCAGGTGTTCTGCTGTTTCGATTTCTTCAGCGATCCGCTCGGCCTCTGCTTTGGTCAGCGGCTCGAAATCCTGATTAAAGCGGCCCATGCTGGCAATGCAGGTGCGGCCGTTGCGGGTGTAGTGAATGACTTCGTAGGTAGCGCGGAGGATTTTGCAGGGCGCCGTGGGGATCGGCGTACCAGGTATTAGGCTGGATTATCCTGAACATTGGGCACCACCTTAAATTCGATTACCCATACCCAGGGGTTGGAGTCGAAACTACCAGTGCCATTGGTCTTATCCCACCACGCTTTAAATCCGTGCATTTCTGGACACAGACCCACCGGAACGCCAGCGATCGCATAATGCTCGGCATGGTTGAAGGCTCGTCCAGCTACGGTTTCGCAGTGTTCAAGCATGTCTCCAAGGTCATTAAGTAAGTCCGATTCATTGGCCGTCTGAAGTTTCTCGACCCGGATGCCGGTTATCTCCAGGGTAATTCGACTGGCGTCGCGCGGCATTACTGCGCCAGATTGTGGGCGCGTCCAGTCTCCCCACTCCGGATCACCATCGGCCCAATACCAGAAATCCGGTACTTCATGAGGCACTGCGGGATCGAAGAAGTTAAATGAGTCGAGCCGTGAAAATGACTCTCTGACGTAAATAACATCGCCAACTGCACCGAATGGACATGGATGCCAGTAATCGCACACTTGCTCCGCATCTTCGCTCCATGGCCACATGCTTCCGTCGTCGCGCTCTGCAATTTCAGTAGCCCGAGTCTGACGCCATTTGATAGGGCGCCGAACCTGCGTCATGCTGCCATCAAGCAAGGCGCGCACCTGATACTCATTAAAAATCATTCCGCGCTCTTTCACTGGATCCCCCTCTGCTTATTCCTCAATTCGATAACACCCTGGCAATCAACGCACATCGTGCATCCCGGATACGCTTTCCGGCGAGCCTCCGGCAACTTATCGCCGCATTCCTCGCACTTAACCGCCGATACCGCATCACGGTTAATCCGGTGAGCACTCAACGCAGCATTACGCTGCAACTCTTCGACGGCTGATGCGTCGTCTGCAAAATCTGCCATTGTTCACTCCCGCTTAACCTATCTCTTTGGAATTAAGTTTCCCGCAGTGCACACACTGGAGCGTATGAAGAGTCGCTATCCTGTTAGGCCTGCTATCTGTAGATGACTTGTAGTAATGCCTTTCATTTGAGCTGATTACAGACCACTGATGCATGCCGAAAAAGCACCTCCAGTTCCTTTTGTCTTCCATGGTCAATGCTCCCGGAACTGTCGGTTAATACGGTTGAAGGTGAACGCCAGCAATAAAAAAGGCCGCTTTAGCGTCCCGGGGAATTTTGTTGTCATTGTTCGGCTCCAAACCGCCCGTTAAGGCGGCCAGTTTTGACGACGAACTCCAGGAGGCTAACTCCCAGAGCTTCAATTTTCTTGTGATGCTTGTTGATGATGGGAGGCACCGTTTCGTTCCAGTTAGGCTTTGGCTTCTTGCGCATGGCCTGCTGGATTTCCTCGGTGCATCGGCGGCAGGCTGCGCGAATGGCGTTGTCTGTTTCTGGCGTCATGCGGCCTCCGTTTTCACGACGTCGATGGCGCAGCCGGGTAGCAATTCAACCGCGGAGGTGGCGCACTGATTTCCCCAGTGATCCCAGCCCGGCGCCGCGCAGCGGCTAAACAACTCAATGCGCGGCACATCACCGTAAAGCAGCTCCAGCCGGTGGCGCACTTCCCACGGCTTTTCGCTATGCGCGCCGAGCGGGCTGTAGACCACCTGCTTAATCCCGGCGTGCTTTCGTTCCAGCCCGGCGCCGCGGGTAGCAATCAGCAGATCTTCGGTATTGGCCCGGGTGTGGTTGCCGCCGTTCATGCGCGTCTCGGCGTTAAGCAAATCGAGGAAGTCGTAAAAGTCGGTGACTTCACCCTCTGCCAGCGCCTTGTTGATGCGCAATTCCGCGTTCTGATTCAGCTTCACCCAAGTAAAGCCCTTCATCGTGCGAACGGTAAATCCCCAAACCTCGGCCAGCTCGATTGCCTCCTGGTTATGTGTGCCGGTGTACCACATCGCCAGCACCGCGTTTTCGGCGGCAAGCTCCCACACAGGCAGGCGCTTGATGTCGATTAACTTCATGGTGGAGTAGTGGTCGGCAGCGGCGCCGTTGCTGATTGTGTTGCCGTAAGACCAGGGCGGATCAGCGTAGATAAGAGAGTATTTTCCGGTCATGCATCCTCCCGCTCCGGATCGTTAACATCCCAGCCATTACGCTCAATATTGGTTTGCAGCCGCTTATCTCCTACCTCTTCAATGCAGCGGCCGGTAATCTCCGCGACTTCAGCGTTTGAGTGACGCCAAAGCAGCGCCAGCTCTTCGAGTGACCATGCTTTCATAGCACTGACTCCATTTCGTCGATGTAGAGGCCCTGAGCAATCAGGCGGCTACGGCGGGCGGCACGTTCAATGCATTCCTGCCGTCTACCTTCCTGCGATTGCTCTATGGCGCGTCGGGTGAACAGGCGCGATTTACACTGTGGTGTTACAACCTTTGGCTTCGTGACCAGGTCGAATGTCCGGTCACAGATGCCGTCCTCGTTGAGCCATTTTTCAACTATCTGCGCTATCTGTCCGGAACCGCGGGTGATGCCGTTAGCGACCCGGTTAAACTCGATGAGCGTTACGCCGAACTTCTCAGCGATTTCGCTGCCGGTGACCGGGCGTCCGCGCGTCTGAATCATCCAGATAACTCGTTCACGAAGGCCGGAGAATTGCCCGGTTCTCCCGGGCCTGCGGTAAAAGGGTGTGCGTTTCATTCGAGCTCCAGAATGCGGCGCTTCGTGTCCGCAACAAGTTCGAGGAAGTCTTTTCGGCGCGCGCGAAGCCGGGCTATTTCTGATTCACATTCGGCAGCCGTAAGGCGATAGACGATGAGCTGCTTACCGTCCGGGAAGTCTGAGCAGTAGCTGATGAAGTCCACCCAATCCCTGCCAGAGCAATCAAGGTGACCGACCAACTGCCATCTATATGCCGGATCGAAGGAACCGCGGGTGAGGGTGGAGTAGTGAGTGGCGGCAATGACCGACTTAATCTCAACGAGCCCGTCCTGGCCAACGAGGCCATCGGGGCTGTCACCGTAAGTTTCATGATCAAAGAACCCGCCGTTATCCACGTCGACGAAGTTCATCTCTTCGTAAAGCATGCGGGCAATAGGTTCCTGTTCGTGCCCGCGCTCCATGTGGTCGTTTGAGAAGCCAAACTCAGACTTGCACCCCTTAATCTGCTCAAGAGCCAACTGAAGGGCATAACGCCTGGCTGGTTCGCCAAAAGCCTTTCCATCGTTAGCCATGATCAGGCCGAAGTTTGAAGCGGTGGCCTTACCCAGGCGAAGAGCATCCCACTCTTCACCATTTTGCTCGACGTCGTGCCATATCATGATGAACACTCCTGCTCAAGCTGGCGGCGATGCTCTGGAGAAATGTCCATTCTCGCCAGCACTGCATCAAGGTTGCCGTCGCGTTTGAAAGCTGCTTTAGCGTTATTCCATGCCTGCTTTTTTTCCGGCGAAAGCACCGGTTTCGTGACGCGCGCCGGGCTTAAGCGGAGACCTTCAACCGATTCCTTTCCGAACCGGACATTTTTATCGACGTAAACAGTGACCTTCACGCCAACCCAATCCTCAAGGAAAGGTGATCCGGTGATGCTTTTCAGCATCTTGCTGTTGGTGGCATTCAATATCATCGGCTTAAGCTTTTCGCCAGGTCGCAGCTCGCGCTCTTCGAAATAAGCGGTATTAAAAACGTCTTTTGATTTTTTTGTTTTGTCGTTTTCTAACGTTGCCCGGGCGATCGTAAGCACGGTTGGCTCAACGATGTCGGCGCTGCTCAGGTATGGAGAGTCAAAAGCTTTTCGGTAGTGAGTTTTAGATTCAGGCATTTCATGCATCCTTAAAACGGGCAGCCGGTACGGTGTTCCCAATCGTATTCCGCCTGGGCGTAAGCAACTGCCGAAATGAAATCGTTATAGGCCTCGCCAGCTTTATCGCTGCGAAGTCCTTCGTATGGGCTGGAGTCAATCGGGACCGTGAAGTGGAAGAGGCCGGACGGCTCTTTTGGCATCATGTCGATGATTTGCTGCGCCCGGTCGTCGATCCACTTCTCTTTCTCGTCGTCGAGCTGCTGCTCAACCCAGCGCCGATCTTCGATGCGATCGTAAGTGAGGTATGCGTTCATGGCTGAACTCCTGAAATTTGGATGTGCAGATCCAGCCCGCATTGAGCCAGGCCGATCGGTTGAATAGGGTGGTTAGTGCTGGATAGGGTTGCCGTGACCGTCCAGAAGGACGTCAATCACGCAGTCACTGAGGCGGATGATTTCTGCGTCAGTGTGCAGGTAAACCCATTTGCGCTCCTGAATGACTGCTGAGACGCGATATGTGCGGCCTTCATGCAATGCCATCATGCCGGGCGTGACGCACTGGCGAATGAGCGGGGTGGTGCCGTAGTGGTTGATCATACCTTCACCTCAACCTGTTCCAGGAGGCCAGCGATATGCATCTGCCAGCGGTTCAGTGTCAGCTTGTCGCGCGGTGCTGATACCGACGTCAGCTGCCACTCGTTATCGTTAAGCTTTTTGGCGGTGTACTGCTTGCCGTTGTGGGTGACTGTCATGATGCCTCCCTGGCACGCAGCATTGCGTCAGCAATCTGGTATGCTTCGGTTGCCGTGCGGTCATCGCTACACAACCAGTCAGGATTCGCTAATCGACCCTGCATGGCCTTAGCCGCGAAGTAATCTCGCATCGTCATGCCACTAAAGTTAGCTGTCTTACCAGGAGCCAACTCAATGCCGAATGTGTTCATTGTCTCGCTGGAATTGTTAACAAGTACGTATGGAAATGCTGGTCCGCCTGCCTGAATTTTCATAATCATCTCCGCGCTTAAGGCCGCGCCGCCGAACGTTAAACAAGACTTCTGCGCTAATGGGCGGTGGATGGCCGCCGGTTGTCATAACTAAGCAACCTCTTTGAAGTTGCTGAGGTATGGCCGATAAAAAACCCGCCGGAGCGGGTCTATTTGATGCGTCTTACTAACTGCCCCTGGACATTCACCCCGTCACCCGGCTGCAGCCTCCATAACTCTGAAAGTTGCAGATCCGTCCATGCGCGAAAATCAATCAACTCACGCAAAGAAAATCCTTTCTGATGATTAACCTCAAATTCTGGCATCGCCTTACCCTCTGTCGTTACCCGCTGATGCGGGAGAAATGCTTTGTGGTGCAGCGCCGGGTGCTTATCTTCCGGTTGCCGCCGATGCAGCTGCAATTCACTGCACTACAAAACATTCCAGTTGGTGCCGGGATATTTATCCGCGCCCGGCGCGCGCTTTCCCGCTATTCCCCAACAGCAAGAAATCGCTTACTCTTTAATCTCCCCAACAGTAGAAAGGATATATTCATGCAAACCATGC